GAGTGGATTGTCCAAGCTTGTAAGTCCATACTTGAAGCTATGGGATATGATACGTCAAAAGATATCCACAAACAATTTATGTTAAAACACGGGGAAAATATTTCGAAAGAAAAAACTTTACCCAAGAAGAAGAATCCATATATTTATAAGAGATTCTAGTTCTAATAAAAGCTCACGTTTCCCCCGCCTTAAAAAAGTGGGGGTTTTTTTTTATAATAATTTTGTTGGTAATTTTATTTTCATTATCTTTGTTCTCTAAACAAATCAAATATGAAACTATCATTAGACACAAGAATCAATGCTGTACAAATTCAGGAAGTTGGAAAGAATGTCATCATTCATAGTATAAACAAGAATATGACACTATCAGAATGGCTTTCACATTCTATGGTTGATTTTGCAATAGATTCAAATAACAAACCAATGCCCCTGTGTGTTACAGAAATTGACTATAGTGAAGTTGGTTCATCAGTCAATGATTATGGCCATCGGTTAACCTTGTTATTCGGAAAAAAAGATAATATTACTTCAGCCGTAGTTAAATTAGATTTGGCTGGTACTTTTTAATTCTTTATCTTTGTTCTTCAAACAAACAAAAACAAATCATTATGAATTTATCTATTTTATCTTATCAACAAATTATCGAAACCATTGAGACAATCTGCGAAGAATATGGTGACTTCATTGCTTTGGATTGTGCTGAAGAAATAACTGAAAAGTTCTATGAGTATTGGGACAGTTCTTTCAGTGGTATGAATAAAAAAGAGGCTTATTTTTATAATTCAGTCATCGAATCAATTGTTGCTCTGAAAATCCAAGAATTAATTTTAATAGAATCAGAATAATTTTTTCTTGACGAGAATTTCATTTTTGATTATATTTATAAAAAAAGGAAAATTATGAACAAGAATTTTGAAAACAAACCGCTCGGGTTCGACAGAACTCAACTCTTCAAAGAGTACACTCAACCAATCACTAATCGTCAGTCAGCTCTTAAAGCAGCTTTGACCCTTATGACCTCACACAATCTTGCGTGGTCAATGAAAGACATTATGCTTGTCACAGACAGAATTCAAAATTGGATGGAGACAGGTGATGACAAATTCGTTCCAAAGATGGACGAATATTTCAAACTCAAGGATGACGAGAAACTCCAAGAATTATTCGCTGATTACAGCAAAAAGAAAATTGAAATTTTGTAGTTCTATTTCAACAAAAAAAGAGGGGGTTTTTAACCCCCAATTTTTTTTCCGTGATTATATATAGCAAACAAACAATGATGGAAATTTGGTCAAAAGAAATAGGTTAGAACCTATTTTACGAACCAGCAGGGAATGTACCTTGTGGAATCGTGTTAACAGGACCATACCAAGCTGGATAAAACTTGGTTGAACCCATTGCAATTGAAGACCTGTAAGCTGAATCTCTTTGTGGTAACAACTTACCAATCTCAACTGTATTGTATTCAGGATATCTTGAAGCATAAGCACATAGATATCTTCTCATATTTTGGTCATAAAATTCAGCGGTACTTTTTGCGTTATTTTTAATGTATTGGAATGTTCTGTAATCAATAGGATTACCTTGTTCTGTTCTATTTGAAACAAGACCTACATTCATCCATTTAACAAAGAAGTTATCTGCCAAATGATAGATTGACCAAGAGATTGTGGCTGGAACAACATAAGTGTCCAAAAGTAATTTGTAATAACCAGTTACAGTATTGGCTGAAACGTCACTTAATAATTTTTCATATAAAGGATTTCCAAGAGTTTCTTGAATGTTTAAATTTTGGGCTGTCTGAATCCCGTATCTTAATTCACCACTATCGCAGTTCTCATTAATCCAACTTCTGTCCTTAAGGGTTTCTTCGGAAATAAAATATACATCAATTAAACTCATACGATTTGGTTTTGAATTATTTCAAGGTTTACTTCAACATCAGGATTTACCAATTGAACTAATGGTTTTAGTTCTCTTAATAGATATTTCTGAATCGGTTTTATGGATGTTTCCATAAATACTTTATGTGCTGTGGCTAATAAATCAGCTGAACTATTAAATCCTGTTTTCTGTGGTAATCCAATTAAAGACCCATCAGGTATTTTGTGACCAGCAAGAATTTGATTCTGTACAAGTTCAAATACTTCTGAATAGAAACCTTGTTGAAGATTAGATTGAATTTGTGTAATATCTGGTTTTCCTTCACTTCCATCACTAAATGATACAATCATCTTACCACTATTTTGAGCCCCTTCATAACGTTGTTCTAAACGTTGAAGGATATTTCTTTCTTCAGTTTCAGATTGGGGGAATCCGTCAGAGAAGTGAACCCACAAAGATGGATTTGCACCATTGATAAGGTTCGCTAAATTGTATACTGTAATTTCGTGATTTAATCTGATATCATTGACAACAGAAAGATATTGTGGTGAACCATAAGCCCAATAAGCAGGGTTCTTATCACGAATAAAGGCTATTTGTCTATTTGTAAAATTCTTTGGGTCAAACTGATGAAATTCAATTACCCCCGCTCTTTTGAATTGAGGCCAATCTCTACAATAATAAAACTTCTCCAAAATAAGTTCGGCATTATCAGGAGCTCCAACTCTCATAAATTTGGATGGTAAATAATGTAGACCAGCAAGACCTTGCGAACGGTCCTGTTTCCAAATTGTCTCGATAAAGATATTCCCCGTGACGATATAATCGAATACGATATCTCTAAACAAATCGTTTAAAGTTTCAGTGGCTGAAATCTTATAATCAGTTACAAAACCTTGACCAACGATGTTATCTATTTTTGAACGAACACAAGCATTATGAATTGGTGAAAAATCCAATAGGTCATAAAGACCCATCACGAATTGATTATTTAAACCCCAAGAAACCCAAGGTTGATTTCTAACAACCTTTTCCTCGAATTTAACCAAGGTATCGATTGTGTTGAACTGAACTTGTTGAATTATTTTTTTCATAATGTTATTAATAAATAGTTGTTCTTTTTATCATTTAACCTTGATAGACAACCCAAGTGTTTGATGTACCAGTATATTCTATCTGTTCAATTGGGTCATCAGTTTTAACAACTAGTGTTGATTCATAAACCACATCATACGCTAATGAAGGTTGAAGATTTGTTGAACTGACTTGTTCATAAATCTTAAGATAGTATTCCCCTGGTATCAAGTATAAATTGACAGGGTCAGATGGGGATGTTCCAAGATAGTTTTCAGGTTGACTAAACTCAACTTGAATATCAAAGACATCATAACTTGGTGGATATGTAGTTATACTTGGATTTCTATATGGAATAAATTGCCAAGCCTGATTGGAAAGTTTATGTCTTATTGTCCATAAGTAATAAACTGTCCCTGTCAGAGTTTTGTTTCTGCTACAAGTGGCAATTGCCCTATTAAATTCACCTTGTTGAATATAAATCATAATCTATAATTAAGTACAACCTGTGCAATCTGAATCCAAAGTGCAAGTAATTCCGCAAGGAGTTGATGTTATTCCTGGGTCTACCGCTGGCAAATCTTCTGAACAAATTCTTATTTGTGCTCCACCTGCGAGAGTATCACTTATAAATGTTCCACCACATTGAGTGTAAGAATAATTTCCTGGTGAACCAGTTTCATTGAATAACCAATAACAATAACAAACCGTAGGAGGAGTTGAACTCGGCGTAATACTTGGAGTGGGGGTATTCGTGGCTGTAATACTTGGGGTAGGAGTATTTGAAGCAGTAATGGATGGAGTATTGGTAGGAGTATTCGTAGGAGTTGACGAAGGCAAACCTGATGTTTGGGTGTTAGTTGGAGTTGCCGTGTTTGTGGCTGTTTGCGTCATCGTTGGAGTTTTTGTAACGGTCGGAGTTGGCGTCACATTTGGTGTACCGCTAGGAGTCGCTGTAGGGGAAATACTCGGTGTTCTTGTTGGAATAATATCACATTGAGCTAATGAAGGATAAGAATAAGGTTGTGGGAAAACTAAACCTCTAGCATAATTTGAACCATAAGTAACACCTGAAAAAACTGTCCAAGTTATTCCATCATAAGAATAACAACCATCATTTGGTGCTTCACCGAAAGCTAAAAACTTTGTTCCATCAAAAAAGATATCTCTTACCGAATCTTGTGATGAACCAGAAAAAGGAGTTGAAGCGGCAGTCCACGTACTTCCTGAATCAAAACTATAAAATATTCTGTTACCCGTTGTACCAGTTAGAGTTGTTCCAGCTAAAAGGACATATCCATTCGTTGATAAAGTCCAAACAACTTGTGAAACATATCCGCTACCAGAAACAATGTTGAGATTAGACCAATTTATACCATCGTCAGTATAATAATAACCACCCCCTGCAGTAAATCCTGTTTGAGCAATATTATAAGAGCCAGTAATATAAGTCCTACCATTTATTGTTGGCATTGCCTGTGTTATCTGACCGGTAGCACCTGAAGGTGATAAATTCCAAGTACTTAAATTATTTGAATAAGCGACTTTAACTCCTGTCGCTCCAGAACCCAAAACCATATAATAAGTTCCATTATACCCCAAATTATATTTTGTTGGTAATAAAGAATTTAAAGTTGAATTGTTTTCCCAACTAATTCCATCTTCTGACACTAATAAGTCACCATTTATAATACCTGTAATAAATCTATTACCATCCCAAATTAGTGGTAAACTTACCCCACTGCTAGTTTCTTGATTCGCTATTTGATAAGATATTCCATCTTCAGAATACCAAATTGTATTGTTTGTTGGGAGGAATTGACTGTAGGAATTTACCAATCTTACCTTTCCATTTGTAATTGTATCAGATATTGTATATCCTGAACTTGGAAATGTTCCCGCTGAATACCAACTGATACCATCAATGGAATTATAGATATCGTTTGGACCGGTGACCTTCTGAATTATCTGTGAATAAAAAGCATTTTCAGGACAAGTATAGGCAACATACTGGTCGTGAATTGGTCTCAATTCACCCAAATATTTTGTCCATTTTTGTCTTAAAAATACTCTAGGTCCTGCCATTTTTAAACATCTATTGTATGTAGGATGATTCCCAAGTTGTTACCAGCAAATGATGCTGTTGTTGATTGAGTTGATGCTAATGTACTTGCAAATGGATTGTTAAAGGTTGTAGTTCCACTAAATACTTGAAAGTTTCCGTTATTTCTATAACCTACACCACCCGAAAAAGTGTTAGTTGATAGTGTCTGTACAACACCATAAACTCCTGTAGTATTGATTTGGATACCTGCAAGTTGTGATGTTCCAAATCTTACTGTAGGTTGGACACCTGCGTTTGATATCTTAAACACGACCCAATAGATACCAGCACCATAACCACTCATAGAAATATTTGAACCAAATGATACGGACTTT